TACCCTGACACTCGCATCAGCCGGAACGGGAACCATCCTAGCGGGTGACATCGTAACCTTTGCGGGAGATACCAACAAGTATGTCGTCGCCACTGGTAACGCAGATGTCAGCGCGGGAGGTACTATCGTTCTAGCTGCGCCAGGACTGCGGGTTGCTATGTCCGCAGCGACAAAGGCCATCACGGTGTTCGCTACTTCTGCCCGCAACATCGCACTCAGCAAGAACGCGATCACCCTCGCAACTCGCTTGCCGAAGTTCCAAGCAGGCGACCAAGCTGCTGACCGTTACGTCATCACCGATCCACAAACCGGCATCGCGTTTGAAATCGCAATGTATCCCGGCTATCGCATGGTGAAATACGAGGTTTCCATTGCTTACGGCATGTCCGTAATCAAGCCGGAAAGGTCGCCCGTCTCGAAATCGGAGTTCATGCGCTTAAGTGATGCGCCGTAAATGACAGTGCCAGCGTTGCCGACTGCGGTTCCGAAAATGCCTTTGGTTGTGACGGCAAGCGAATCTGCGCTTGTATTTGCAAGGGTAAGAACCGATGCGATGGCCGGTGTCATGCCTGCTGTCTTGGTGGTGACAACGCCTGACATTTTAATGTCAGTCCGAGGGTCTGCGAGTGTAAATCCGACCGTCGAGCTGATATGGTTTTTCACATCTACCTTGTCGGATTGGTAGTCGTAAGTAATCTCGCCAAGGAAAAGACCAGTCGCGGATGATTCATCCACGGTTCCGAAACGGGTTAGGGAGAAATTGCGCGCGGCCATGGATTGAGATTCCCGCGAAGCGCGGCGAAAGTCAAATTAGGCAGGTTATAGCCGATGCCTTCCATGTAGTAACTCGATAGCCATCCTCTTCCGTGGTTTCGGGCGAGTTGACTAATAGCTGGAAAACCGCAATCCCAATCTGTCCGTCCATCCATGATTCCGCTAGTTCCGATCCGACCTGCGCGGCGATGATGTTACGATATGCGTCATGCGCGGCTTTGCTTGTGGCGGCCTGCGCGTCGTCGCCTGGGGTGGTCACAAGCTTAGTCTCCCACTCCACGGTAAACACGTTGCCATCCTGTATCCCGCCGGATTCAAAGCGGCTCACTTGATCCCCTTCGATGTAAACGCCGGGGTATGCCTTGACGTTCTCGGTGTCGCGCATCGCCACGGGCAAGGTGGTTCCGCGTTCGATCCATCGTTTCCATGCGTCTAGTAATTTGTCGGTTGTCATTTGCGTTTACGTTTGAGTCTTGCGGCCATTACGTGCTGATACCATGACATCATGGTTTTCCCGCCGTCATTGATTGCCTTGATCGCATCCCGTTCTTTCAGAACGTATTCAGTCGAAACATACGGCACGTTGTTAATGATTTTACCAATTGGATTCCATTGGCTGCGGGTAAGTTGCGCGGTTCCACCGTCCTTGAACTTCTCAGCGTATCCAGCAATTCCGCCGCCCATTGCAATCCTTGATCCTTTGCGCTGTTTAGCTGCGATAGCCTTCCCCGCCCCGATCCATGCGCCTTTTGCGATACCTGCGCGGCGTAGCTTAATACCGATTGCGCTTGTGATTGCCTTGGTTGGTGCGATGCCTTTTCGCATCTTTGCCATCTGGTAAACGCGGCGATTCTTTCCGGTTCGGTTGCGGTCAACAAAATTAATCACGTCCTGCGGTGTTTTGAGGATTCGATCCGGCGTGAATGTGATTAGCTCGCCGTTGATAACCAATCCCGAAAGTTTGCCGCTTGCCACACCGTTCACGTAGGTGGCTTTACTAACCCCATACACCGCGCCGTTAATATCTTTTGCGATTGCGTCTTTTTGCGCCTTTCTTGCTTCCGACCCCTTACCGAATGCCTGCGTTCGCATTACGAGATCACGGCATGTATGCACTCCCCATCGGCAAACAGCGGCTTCGTTTGATTCTCCGAAATCCTTAGCCATCGCCATCAACTGCCGCTCCAATCCCTTCGTGTCTATCTGCGCCGTAATCATGCCGATTTATTCGTTGCCACCAACCCAACCGTCACGAAAAACGCACCACGGCTAACCGACGCCACGCGCCAGGTTGCGCTGCGTCCCGATGCCGTCTTGCCGAGGTATGCGCTGGCCGTGCTTGTGTAAGCCGCCTCAAAGGTCGCTGTTTCCGCGACGAAATCCATCATCGCGTCCCGCTCAAATCCGCCTTCCTCGTAATCCCGCGAATGGCGGGCTTCGTTGAATGTTCCGGCGATTGCCGTCCCGCCTGCGATGGATAGCGTCTCCGATCCTATCACGGTGCGGGCGATTGGTGTGACGGTGGTAATAAAATCGCTCAGGATGGACATGTCATAGGGTTGCGCGATGGGTGGCGAAAGTCAAAATGACGGCTCCGGTGCGGCCGTGGTCGCTGCATCGTGCCGGTAGGTGTGGAGGATGGAATCAATGTGGTAGCCTGTCCTAATTCGCTTGCGGGCTTGCTGACACCAAACAAGATCCTCGCCGTAGTTCGATTCCCCGAACAGGCATCCCACCACCTTCTCACGCCTCCAAGCGCAGACATGCCACGGTGCGCGAAGGGTGATGCCGCCGGGGTTGAATTGGCCGTCTTGATTCTTTACACTGAAATGCACCTCGCTTTCAAGTCCGTTGTAGATTGCCCGTTGGTTGAACGTAATCACATCCGCGCCCGTCTCGATGGCGGCGAGTAGCTTTGCGATGTAGTCGTCGGAAATATCGTCATCATCATCGCAGAACGCGATGTATTCGCCGCGTGCGATGTCAACCAATGCCTGCCGCTTTGCTCCGATTGTCCTAGTGCGGTTGTCGGAAAATAAAAGATGCTCAACCTTTCCGACTGCGTTTGCTGCGTCGATTTGATAGCTGATCTTGTCCGCTAGTTCTGCTGCTGATTCCGATCTGGTTCTTATCGTCGGCGTAAGGATGCTGAGTTTCGGGTTCATATTTTCTAAAAATTCGGTCGTAGTTGTCGCGGCCTTGTTTGCTTAGGGCTTTCGTCTGGATTGCGTCTCCGGTGATGTCGTTTTTACTGCTCATGGCTTTGAAATCCAGCACCTCCCCATCTTCGCAAATTCAATACCTGAATCCTCCAATGCGCGGCGAACGTCTGGACTGTCGATGTCGTGTCCGGCAAATATCCCACCCACTTTGAGCTTGGGTTTCCATGCTGCAATATCGGCCATTACGGATTCGTAATCGTGAGCTGCATCGAGAAAGATTGCGGCAAAATATCCGTTGTCAGAATAAGTTGCCGCCTCGACTGATTCTTGGCATATCATCGTGATTGACGCGTTTACTTCGGCGTTGCGGAAGTTGCTTAAGCACTCGTCGTAAACGTCAATCTTCCCGGTGTCCGCATCACCCTTGAACGTGTCAACGCAGGAGAGGTAAACGGTTTTACCTAGATCCTGAATCCGCTGGGTAAGGTAGGTTAGCGATTGGCCTTTCCATGTGCCGACTTCCATGAATGAATCGCCGTCTTGAAGGTGCTGCGCGAGCATGTCGTATGTGTCACGGAAGTCGAACCATCCGCCCATCTCTGCGGATACCTTTACGCCTTCCTGTAATCGCCGCATGATCCCTGCGCCGGCCTGGTAGTTGTAAGCGGAATTGGATCGCGCATAGGTCTGATCCATCTCGCCTTTGTCGAATGCGGGGTGAAGATGCTCAAATGTGATACTTCCCCGTGCATTGATTACAACGTCATCCCGATACGCCTGATCCGTAAACCAGTTGTCCGAAAACATGCTGAAAAACTCAGGATGGAAAAGATATCCCTGCGCTTCGTAACGCTTACGGGTGAGGATCGCCATACAAAGCAGATTGTCGGTGCGATGCCCGTCCGATACCGCTAAAACAGATTGTCGGGAAGTGTCACCGATTGCCGACAATATCGCCTCGTCCCATCCTTGAAATGGCGCGAAGTCGTCGGAAAGTTGAACTAAAACTTGCCCTTTGGATGCCGCTGCCGCTGCGTTCCATGCAGCTACGCATCCGCCGTTACCATTGACAACAACGCACCGCGCATTCGTAAGCAGGAATGATTCATGGTCAGTCGCGTCAATGGCGTAAATATGCTCGATTGCGTCCGGATTGGATGCCATGCGAAGCCAATCCATGCGCGTTCTCCATGCCATGCCAGGTCTCCCGCGTGTGGCGTGTAATAGGGAGATTTTCGCGCCGTTGCGGAGGAAGTGATTCGTCTCCAGCGCGTCGGCCTCCTCGCGCCTCTGGTTGACCCTGAGAGCCATTGCGCGGAGTGATACGCCTAGTTGCCCGTAGTAGGGGCGGCGAAGGTTCCAAGGTGCTTCCTCGTAGCTTGGGAGTCGCAAAGCCATCATTGCCTCGGTGTAGCCTAGCGACTTCTCCGACTCATCCGGCATACACGCAAGGGCAAGCTCGCCGTATGCTTCGCGCCGGTTCGGGTCGGTGGATAGTGCTTGAAGTAGAATCGCCTTTTTGTCGCTTGGGTCTGTTGCTAGACGGGCGAGTTGGAAAAGAGCTTCGTATCGCTCGTTTTTTCCTGCGTCCGGCAGTTGGGCAAACTCCATCGCCTTCGGGATTGCCTCGATGTTCCGATCAAGTGCTATCAGCGATTGGAAAACGTGGAATCGCTGGGAAATCGTGCGATCTGCTTCGGGAATGCTTTCCAAAATACGCAAGTTGCGCTCGTCACGTTTTGCGCTGCGCTTTTCGGATGCATGGACGATCTCCGCGCCGTCAAAGCGGATGGATTGCGAGTCTTCGTTGAACAATAGACATTCATGGATTGGGTTTTGCCATCTTGCCTTGCCCTTCCTCCATAGCCTCTCTCGCCAGTTGATAACGCCATCCTCCGGCACAACGTAGCGCATCAAAACGCCGTCAACGGGCTTGTCGTGGATATCCTCGATCAGTCGGCGGATCTGCGCGACTGAATCCGGCGTGATGATGTCGTCGGTATCCGCCCACATGAGCCAATCGCCGGTTGCCATGTCGCAAGCAAGGTTGCGGGCTGCGGCAAAGTCATCGACGTGCGGCCAGTGCTTCTTGTTAAAGTATTCGCCGGTTACGCATCCGCGCTTACCAGCAATATCAAGCGTGCCATCCTCTTCCTGGTTCCCTATCGCCCGGACAACAATTACCTCGTCGGCTACGGATTGGAAATGATCCAAGAACCGTCCGATGTGGTTCTCAACATTTCCCGCGATAACCGCTAAACTAATTTTTGGTTTTTTGTTCATGTCTTTTTCTGTGTGCCAGGCTCATTTTCATTCGCGTCTCTTGAGACACTGGTGTAATCCGCCGCTTTTCCCATGCTACCCTCATTTTCTCTGACATAGCCGCACGCTGATTCTCATCGAGACTTGCATAAATTTGTGCAATCCGATTATCCCCTAGTCTAGCCCGCCGCATGTTTTCACATTGCTCTGTGGATTTTTTCCTCCCGGCGTGCGCAGCTCCTATTTTTTTCTTGGCTTCCGGGCTGTGCGTTCGCCCAATATTTGATTTAGAAACACGGGCAAGATGATTTATAGACGCTTCGCTTTTCCACCACGCATCGCGCAGTTTCTCTCTAACCTGATCAGTTCGATGTTTACCCCTATTGGCGTTTCCAATTTTAATCTTTGTGTCATTAGCTATGCGAGTTCCTCAAAGCCCACCAGATTCGATATTTAAAAGTCGGAATCCGTAGAAACGCAATATCGTAATCCAAAACCGTTCAGCTTCTTGCCAGTCAGAATCATTAGATTCTTCAATAACTTCCATAATTGGCTTCAGTCCCTCACTCTGAAGTCCAATAATCCAATGGTTTTTCTTTGTCCTCTTTTTCTCTCTCAAGTGATCAAACATGCGTTGTTTGATGTCAACGCTCTTGCCAACATACCGGATCTGCCCGTCGCGAGGGTCGGAAAGTGTGTAAATGAAAACCAAGCAAGTTTTTGTTTTTGATGCCATGCCTTGAAAATAACAAACCCCCCGGTGGCTGATTCCCGAAGGGTCGTTTGGAATTTCTCCCAAAATTTAAGCTTGCGGGGTCAGCCTCCCCGCAAGCACAACACCGAAAAAACTTTAAGGCTTCGTGCCGAATGCAAGGCCGAGGGTCAGTCCGGTGGCGGTTCCGTAAAGGCACTCGAATGCACCATACATGATACCGGTGGCTTGGTCGTAGGAGCGGCGATAGCCCATGACAATTCCCGAAGGATCGACGGCACGCTCAACGGCGAGGTATTCGCCACCAGCAAGCGGCTGGAGGTAGCGCATCGCCACGTTGATTGCGTCGGGGTGAGTAGCGAAGGAAACCAGTGAAGTTGCGGCAGTTGGAAGGATGTTGGTTTCGTAGGTTGGGAAACCGACAAGCTGGCCGAGCGTTCCTTGACGGGCTGCTTGGCTATCACCGATCTGATAGGCGTTGAGGACGTTTGCGGTTCCGAGTAGGGTAGCTCCGACAACAGTGTTGTGGATGAAGGAGCAAACGCCGGGGTCAACATCCACGTTGCGGCCAGCAAGAACCTTGCGGAACTCGATCAGCGATGCGAGGGTGTAGTTGGTTTCAAGCGTGGTGATCGACGCGCTGCCGAAGTTGGTGGTGGTGATGAGCTTCCAGATGTTTTGCAGAACCTTGTCACCGAGAGCGCGGCCAGCTTGTGCGGCAAGCTCATCGAAACGAGCGGCGGAACTGTTGGCGGATTGCAGGTCGGAGATGTCAAAGTTAACAATGTTATGCTGGTTGACCGAGAGTGTGTTGTGCGTCACCGCTCCGCCTGCTGTCTGATAGTTGGCAGTAGTTGCGTTGAACGTGGTGGCAGTCGCAGCCGAAATGAACGGAACGATGATAGTATCGCCAACCCGTGCAGCATCGCCGTTAAGCGAGCGGGAGAAGGCGCGGAGTGGGGCAAGCTTTGCGGTGAAAGCCTTGAGAGCTTCCTGCGCAAAGATGGTATCATTAAAGGCTAGGGTGGACATGGTTTAGTGGTAGTTGAGTGGTTACTTGGTGATTGATGCGCGGATCTCTGCGGAGTGCTTGACGTAATAGTCGCTGCGCTCTTGTCCGGTGAGGGATTGAAATACCTCAAGGTGATTGATTATGGCGACTGCCGCGCCAAGATCAAGCGGCTCGCCGTGTCCCATCGCCGCCAGCTTTTGCGCGGCGGCGGTGTCGATTTTCTCGGCGGTGACGGCTTGGACTTTTTCAAGCTCAGCAATCTTTGTGCTCATTTCTGCAATGGCGACACCTTGCGAGTTGATCGTGAAGTCCTTTGCTTCGATTTCAGCCTTGAATCCAGCGGCTTCCTGCAATGCGGATTCCGCAATATCCAGCTTATCCTTGTATCCTTGGATTTCGGCATCGTGGCCGTTGATCTGGTTTTGGAGAGCTACGATTTTTTCGTTGGCTTCTTCCGAGGATGGTTGTGTAAGTCTGTCGAGAAACTTCATATGCGAAGATTCCGCCGATGCTTGGCGAATGTCAACTTGCTCACCTAACACCTCATCAACGAAACCGTTAGCAAGGCTTTCGCGTGCGGTCATCCATGTCTCACGCTTCATCATTTCGCGCACTTCTTCCTTATCAAGTCCGGTTTTGTCGGCGTAGATTTCGGAAATGTTATCGCTGATTCCGTCGAGTAGGTCTGCGGTCTTGCGAAGAGATTCGGCATTGCCTTGCGTTACGCTGGATGCGTCATGGATCATCATACGCCCGTGCTTGACCATAGAAACCTTATCGCAAGCCATGCAAATCACGGATGCCATGGATGCCGCCATGCCAGTGATTGTAGCATTGACGGTAACGCCACGATCACGAAGCGAGCGGATTTCCTGATAGATGGTGTATCCGTCAAAAACCGATCCGCCTGGGGAGTTGATTTCGATATCAAGAACGTCAACGGCATTTTCCGCGCAGTTCATAATCTCGCCAAAGTCTGCGCCCTCAGCTACTGCTTTCGCGCCGAACATGCGCCCGATTTCGTCAATCATGCGACGGATTGAATCCTGCGTTACAGCTTCGTTAAGCTTCACTTTTCCAGCTTTGTTTTCGATAGTGATCATGGCTCTTCTTCCTCTTGTTCGGGTTGTGATTGTGCTTGCGCGGGTTGTTTTGCGCCGATTGGTTGCTCGTTCGATGTCATCAAACGCACGCTGCGAGGGTCGATTTCAACGCTGTAAAGTGCGCTTGCGTCACGGATCGCCACTATACGCATCGCCTCTTCGCGCACACGTTCGTTGATGGTTTCCTCGTAATCAGTGGATAGCTCGCCCATTACCGCCGTCGCGTTGACGAGTCCCTTGTCGTAAAGTGCCATCTTCTCTTTCAGGCTGCGTCCGTCGTCAATCGTAAGCTTGGGCGGCTTGGTAAATGACCAGTTCCACCAATCACTTGACATGGGAATCCGGTCATTTTTCATCGCCCATGCAACGGCTTTTGTGACGCGCCACTTGGCGATTTTCTCCAGCATGGTTTGCCGATCCTCCACAAACCGGCACGCTTTGCCGATGTCGGCGCGTTCGGCGGTTCCTTGGCCGGATGGCTTCCAAAGCGAAGCGGGAAGGGATGCTCCGACAAGGCATTGACGCGCCTGCATGTCGTAAAACTCATGCCATGGATTGCCGGGGCGGAAATTTTGATGCTGCGTGATTTTCTCACCCGCTCCGGCCTTGGCATACATGATCCGCCCGCCTTGTAGGAATTCAACGGCGAGGTTTCCGCAATCGCCCGGCTCGTACCCAGGTTCGTCCTGATCTGCGCCACCCGATTCATTCTCAACCGTGTAGTTGAGGCTCGACATGGAAAGCAAATTCATCCGCTCCCATTCCTCCGATTGCATGATGTCGCGGAGATTGTTCAGCGAGTGCCAAAAGAGCGGAAGTCCCCTGCGCTGTTCCGGCCAATAACGGTCAAAAACATGGAGGATGAATTTCTTTTCGATGAACTG